CTCCTCGTCGAGGGAGGGCGCCGCGAGGGAGTCGAGGGGAATGATCTGCCCGGAGACGGTCTGCGCCCCGGAGACGCCGCCCTCCGGTTCGAGCCCGTGCTCCGGCCGCACCTCGTCTCGGCTCGCGATGCCGGCCTGCACGAGGGTCGCGTCCCGGTCGGCCTTTGCCTGCGTCTGCACGTCGAGGGCGTCGATCTGGCGCCGGTCGTAGTAGAGGTAGGCGTCTTCGAAGCGGTCGTTTGCGGCGGCGTACATCGGCATGACGCCCTGGTTTAGCTCCGCGAGGAAGCGGTCGAGCATCGGCAAAATACGCTGCGTGTGGGCGATGTACTGCGCCCATTCGAGGTTGCTAAACGTCGCGCCTTCCATGCTTCCGAGCACGATGGGCGGAATCCCGAGGCCGATGGCGACCTTCTCCTGCATCCGTTGGTCCATATCCGAGATCGAGGCGTCTTCGGGGCTGATCGCCGCCTCGATAATCTCGAACAGGCCGGACGTAACGTAGGGCTTCGAGTCCTCGGAGACTTCCCGCCATTGCTCATCGATAGACTCCTGCGCCCGCTCCTGCTGCTCCGGCGAAATCTGCTGGCCGGCATCGAGGCCCTTCGGCATCATGTAGACGGGCGGGCGGCCGCCGGACTTGGCAATCGAGTAGTTCCATTGACTCGACGCCTGCTGCGTCTGGATCTCGCGGATCGCGGCGTAGAGGACCGGGAGCCCGCGCTCCCCGGCGTGCGTGCCGTAGGAGTCGAGCGGGTTGTAGTTGAAGGCGTGAACGACCTCCTCGGCCGTAAACTCGCGGTTCTCCCCGCTCGGGAGGTCGAGGTCGTACCCCTCGACCATGCCCGTCCGGTCGTCCGTCTCGAAGCCGTTGAAGTCCCGTTCCCGGAAGAGGTGGAGCCGCGCCGGCACGCCGGCGCCCGGTCCCTGCTCCCGGACGTAGGGCCAGAGCCACCACTCGCCGGCAAGCATCCATTGCCACACCATCCCCTCTAGGAACCACCGAAAGTTGTACTGCGGGTGCGGGTCGCGTTGAAGCTCCGCCCACGGGTGATCGCCGGTAATGTCGATCCGCTCCCCGTCCTCATCGATGCCGACGCGGAGGTTCTCCGCAATCGAGGCCATGTTCGTCGAGATGTAGTCGATAGCCCGCCGCGCAATCGGGTTGCGGACCGCGAGCTTTGCCATCGACCGATAGCCCTCGTGGGCGAAGTTCGCCCGGAAGGTATCGAAGTAGCCGCCGCTCGACGTCGAGGAGTAGCTGACGCTCTTGTACGTTGCCTTCGCGGCTCGCCATCCCTGGCGGAGCGAGTGCCCGAGTGCCTTTAGCATAGCAGGTACGCCTGTTGGTTCGGTTAGAGTCGAATCTCGCCTTCGCCCATGCTGTCCCACTCAATGCCCTTCGTCGCGGCGTTGCGCGGGGCGAACGTCAGGGCGAGGCTGTCGAGCTTGTCCGGGCTCCGCCCGAGGGCCGTTCGGATCGCGTCCTTGCCCATGACCCGGATGCCCTTCTTGTCGTCCCGCTCGTAGGTCAGGGCCGTAAGCTCCTCCGCGAGGGCCTCGTCCGGCGGGAGCATCGCGTCTCCGCCGAGGAGCCACTCCCGGACGCACCAGTAGAGGTAGTCGCGCATCCGGTAGCAATTCGCGTCGACACGGCCGGTGCCGGACTCCGGGGCGCTCGCGCCGAACATCACGCTCGTCGCATCGCAGTTCAGTTGCCGGGGCACGCCGTCCCCGACGCCCGTGCCGTCGACAAAGGCGTGGCCGGGGCCCAAGCGGGGCAGGAGGTCGTTGACCTTCGCGGCGCCGGCCGCCGAGTCAACGCCGCCCCACGTCTGCTCCGGGCCGAACCGGCGCACGAAGTCCCCGACCCGGTGCGTGACGGCGTTCGTGTCCTGCCCCTCCGAGGCTACGTCGTAGCCGAGAACGCCGCCGGTCGGTGCCTCCCCGTGCGCCTCCGCGTATCGGCGCCACCGTTGCTGCGCCCGCGTGACGACCTCCTCGCTAATAAGCTGGTCGGACCCGGCCGGCGGGTACACCCCGAGGACCATGTGGCAGAGGCGGTTGTCCGTGACGACCCGCGTTCCGGCCGGCAGGGGCGCCGTCTCCGTCCCGTCGTCCCGCTCGGCTACGCAGCCGACGAGGTACTCGGGCACGTCGAATGTCGTCTTTCCGGTCGTGTCCTCCCCCTCGGCAATCAGCCGACTCCACTCCGCAATACGGCGCACGACCGTCTCGCGAGTGACGGCGCCGGGGACGACCGGCTCCCCTTCGACGACGTTCTCGTGGCCCAAGGCAGAGAGGCGAACGATATTGCCCGCGCCGTTCCGCACGCGCTGGTAGATCGGCCCGCGCTTCTCTCGCGGGTTTAGCAGGCAAAGCAGGCGGGCCTCCGCGCCGCCGGACATACAGGACTCGATGCCGTTGTAGACGGGGCGCGGGATCGCGTCCGCCTCGTCGAGAATAAAGAGCATCGCGTCGGCGTGCTTCCCGGAGAACCGGGCCTCCTGTTCCTTCTCGGTCCCCGTCTTCGGGATCGTAACGCCGGTGACGTACTCCTTCGGGGCGCCCTCGACGTGCATCCGTTTCTGGTCGGCGCCGGCGAAGAGATCGGGGGCCTCGTCCTCGACGGCCGTGTTGATCTCCGCCCACAGCCCGTCCTCTAAGTTCTTCCGGGGCGGGGCGGCGGCCGTGTAGACCTCGACGTGCTCCGCATCACGCCGAGCGGCGTACACCTTCCAGAACGCTAACGCGAGGCGGGCGGCGCCGTGCGTCTTGCCCGTCGAGTTCGCGGACAGCACAATCGTTACGCGGTGCTCCGCGACGGACTCAAACATCTTCCGGATGCCGGCCGAGAGGCGCACGCCGAACGCCTCTTCGACCCACCCGATGAAGTCGCGGTCGCGGGCAAGCGTGCCGAGGGTCGCCCGCCGACGCTTCCGGCGCTCCTGCTCTGCCTCAAGTTGCAGCTTGTTCATAGCACCTCATCCGGCGGCGCCCCCTCCGCAAGCCGCTCGATCTGTTCGTCCGTTAGCGAAGTCAGATCCACGTCCCGCGACAAGTTGAGCGAGCCGCTATGCTGGCGGCGTTCAAGGTTCGTAAATTTACCGCCTGACTCTTTAGCAGCCTGCTTCAACATCCGGGCCGCTTTTTCTATCTCTTCTTGCTCTTTTGCCCTCTCATAGAGGTCTGTAAGTTCCCGCAGGCGGACCGCTCGGTGACTGAGAGGAATGGTGTCTAAGTCCGACAGGAACGACTCTCGCGTCTCTTCAAACAGCCGCTTCCATTTTTCGGCTGTTTCCTCACTCCGCGTCGGGTCGTAGTGGCAGACCTGCCGAACGGTCACATCCTTGTCAAACGCCTCTGAGACGTATTCCACGACTTCCGAGGGCGATTCAAAGCAAGCGAGTCGTTGGACGATTTCGCGTCGTTCTGTGTCTCTGAGACGAGCCATCAGGTTGAAGAATATTACAGATCATGCCCCCATCGTCCAGCAAAAGCCGCCTACACCAGGTACAACGCCGTCCCCGCAGCCGCCGCGCCTGCGACGTGCCACAGCGAGTGCAGCCACGAGTCCGTCTTTGCCCGCAGTTGCAGGGCGCCCGCACCCGCGAAAAGCACCGCAGGCAGGACCGCCCACCATCCCGCCTTCACCGCGACGACGGAAAGCGCGAAGGCTGCCCACACGGGGACGTGGATCTGGCTGTCTGTCTCCACGGTCCAGTAGAAGGCGTAGGCCATCGGCGCAAGCACGCCCCCGAGCCATGGGTACAGCAGGAACCCTGTCACGGACGACAGGTAGCCCATCATCGCCGTCGTGTCCAGATGTTGCGTGTAGTCGCTGTAGACGGCGTGGTATGCACCGGACGCAAGGGCAAGCGCCGTGCCCGTAAGGGCTACTGTGACGGCGGTTATGAGGCTCTGTGCGCCCATCGCGGCTACGGGGTAAGCCCAGTTGCTCCACACTACGTCGTCGCCCACATCCCGCGTGTATGCCTTCCAAGTGCGCTCTAATACCTCCATTGGCTTTAGGGTTGGTTACACAGTCGCCCAAACCCGCTCTGGGCTCGAAATCTGCGTCTCGTCGATCCGGTGCAGCCCCTTGCCGATGGTCTCGCTGTCGGGCACGTCCTTCGGCTGCGTAGCGGGATCTTCGGCGCTGAACTGCTCGATGAACTGCTGTAACTCAGGCTGTCGCGTCCGCACGTTGATGAGGGCGTAGTCGCCTTTCACGCCGGGATCGGTCTGGTTCCCGTCCTCGTCCAGCGTCGGATCGGTAATGTACCAGCGCCCTGGCTCTACTACGTCCACAACGCGGCCTAGCGTGTCGCCGTCTTCGGTCTGCGAAAGCACGTCGAGATCGTAGGGGTCGAGGCCCGCGTCCTGCAAGGCAGGCTTCGCGGAGTCTATTGCGGCTTGTACCGATGGGGCGCGGAGGGCGTATTCTTGGTATGGCATACTACTCGGTGATTTTGTTGAGAGAGTCTTCGGACAAGCTCGTGCCAACGTACGCGCTCCACATCTCGCCCGTGGCGGGATTTTTGCCAATGTCTTGGCGACCGAGCCACGTAATCCGTGAGGGATCGCTGCCCTCTAAGGCAACCTGTCGGCGCAGATTCGTCATGTCGCGGACGCTAAGTTTGCGGCGGTCGATCATTATGCTGTGATGCGGTTGAGCGTCGATTCGGGGAGGGCGCGGCGGGCATATAGCAGGCGATGGTAAAGCCCCGGCAGGCGGCCACTTGGTGCAAGTTCTAGTTTACCAGACGAAAGTATGCTACCCTGAGAAGCCTGCTTAGACGAGACGCCGTTTGCTGACAGTATAAACTCAGTACCGTCAAATGAGAGCGCAACTTTGCTCTTTTGAAATGGCGTATCAGCTACACTTACAGCAGTTGTGTTTGCTCCATCAAAGGCTCTATACTCAAAGCCTCTATTTTGCACAAATCCCGATGTAGTACCATCAAAGCCGAATAAAATAGGGTTTTTTTCGTTAAATGTAGGCCTAGTGTTGACTGTAATGATCGTCCCCTCATTCGAATTCCACCACGGCGGCTGCCCGCCCTCGAAAATCGCGTAGTCGTCCCCGCTCCGCGTCGTCGGGCTGCCTCTGGTGACGATGGGCGAGGAGGCGTTGGGGGCTTCCTCAAGCTGAACGTGATGGAATATTGTGCTGTTATCACTACCTGTTCTGTCAGGAAAGACACGTACTTCACGGGTGTTACCCGATGTTTGGCCGCTGTAAGATAAAACAAGTTGATATACCCTCCCACCGTTGGGACCACTTTCAGATAAAACTCTTAGGTTTTTCCGGTCCACAGACCCACGGGCTACGAATAACGAGTCGTCGCTAAAATCGTGCTGGACAAAGCATAAGTCCGATGAAGCACTTGCATCAAGCACCGAAAGTGCCCACTGGCCCGCCGTTTCTTCCTCTAGGATTACGTAAACGGTTTCTGTGCCGCTGCTAAACGTACCTGCTCCCTGATTTGAGCGATCAGATTTTGTCGGTGCACTTACAGATTGAGCACTTTCCCCTTCTATTAAATTACTTGCGGCTGAATTGCTCGTACCAAATGTTGCCCAACCCGCTGAAAGGTCAGAGGAATCTGTGACGTGATTCGTCCGCCCCGCCGCCTCCACGAGCAGCCCCGGCTCCTCGCCATCGAAGCTCTTGCGCGGCACGTCGCTCCCGCGTGACACGTACTTGCCATCTGGCCCAAGCACCCGCCCCGCGCTGCCGCGTGTCCAGCCGTCTTGCGTATTCGACGGTATAGATCCGGTATCCGCGACGTTGAGGTTGTAGGCAGGCACGATCCCCGCGCCTTGCCCGTCTGTCGCGCCTTGGAGCCTGTACCGCTCCCGCTCGGCCACGAGGGATCGGTCGCTGTCAGCATCGCGGGGGTCCCACGGCTCGGGCACGAGGTCCTCGTCTACCTCGCTTGCTCTGGTGATGATTTCAGGGCTGCGTGTTGGCATATCTGGTTAGGGTTGTGTGAGGTACTGGTCGCGGAGCGTGTCTTTTTGCGCCTGCGTGTGGGGTTGGGTGTGGATGGCGATTTGTCGGACAGTAAACGATGCACCTAAGCCATTAGCGTTATTTGGCTGTCTTACCTCAAAACGATCAATAGTTTGGTCGAGTACAGAGTCAGCATCAAGTGAATCATCATCTGAATTTCGAGTGATAGTTCTAAATCCATCACCGGGGTCACTACCGCTTTCCCCACTATCATTTAAACCCTCCCCGTAATGTAGTACGCCATGTTTATCGTCATCTAAGTCTGAGGTAAGGCCAAAAGTCATTAAACTATTAAAGGCAAAACCTCCACTCCCTGTAAAGTCGTTTCCCGCCTGCTGCTCAATCGAGTACGCCACCCCGGTCGTGCGGTCGGGAAAGCTAAAGCCGTAATTTACCGCGTCCGCGCCCCGCGTGGCGGAGCCTGTAAGAATCGGGGTCGTGACCTCGCGGCTTTCTTCCGCGCCGTAGTACAAAAGGTCAATGCCACTCGTCCCGTCGCCGTCGTAAGAAAAATTTCCGTCTCCTTTCGCCAAAACCACCCTATAACGATCACTATTGTGACTGAATCCCGCGTTTGGCTTCACGACGAACTTACAGCGCACGTAACCTCCACCAACTTCTTCAATCGACTGTGAGATCACAGACGCATTTGTTGTAGACGTGCTACCCGTAGACACCGCGTCAAGATCGAAAAATGCTTCTGCGTTCCCTGAATTGCCTGCGCCGTCACTATAGCTTTGAATGAACCTGACAAACGTTCTTCCGTCTGGTTTAGCGATTAGGTCATACGCAACGGGCGTACCATCGCTCGTTGAGATTTTGTCTTCTACACTGTGAGCACTGTTCGTGTCATTATTTTCAACGACGTTTGTTATTGGAAGACCCTTCGCCGTGCCACCCGAGCTTAGACTGACATTGATTTGTGTTGCCCAAGATGTCGGATCTGTAGGATCGTTACTGTTGATTTGTGTCCGCTGAGGCTCATAAAGCAACCCCTCGACATCTCCCGTCTTCGGGTCCCGCTGAAGCCGAAGCGTGTCGCTCGGCTCCTCGACCAGATTCCCGTTCTGGTCCCACCTCGTCGCGGCAGAGTTGCGCGTGTGGGCGCGGTCCAGCGTGGTCGGGACGATGGGCAGCAGGTTCTCGTAGTCGATCAAAAAGTCGGGCAAACGGCCCTTCCCGTCTGCGTCGGTGATGCCAAGCTGCCGAAACTCGTCTCGCAAGTCGCGGATCGCCGCAAATACGCGGGGATCGTCGTTGCTCGACCACGGCTCCGGTACGGCAAGGTTGTCGGCCAGGGCCGCCCGTCTTGCTAAGTCGCCTCGTGCAAAGCTCATACTACTCGTGCGTGTCTAGGTGAAAGTTGACGGAGGTATCGGTGCCGCTCAGGTCAATGCGGACGTGCGTGCCGTGGCGGGCAACGGTGGCGCTTTGCGCCGACGTTGCAGCCGAAATCGGGCTGTCGCTCACAAAGAGATTGCCGTCTGCGTCGGTATGGTCGACCGTCACGGACACGTCGCCCCCTCCGGTCGGATTGGCCGCCACCGCTATGTCGGCGGCTCTCTGCACAGGCACAGGGCCAATCGTCACGCCGCTTGACACGTCTAGGCCGACCCGCGTTTCGGCAGGATGGTCGATGGCAAGGGCAAGTGCCCCGTCCACTACCGCGTCCACTACGTCCTGCAAGCTGGCCCCCTCTAGCTCCGCAATCTGCGCGAGTGCGGACTGCTCAACCGCATCCACGACCGTCTGCAAACTGGCCCCGCCCCGAATCTCTGGATTGGAAGCCGGGTCAATCTGCGTGCCTGTACTATCCTCGACGCCAACGGGCGTTTGCTGCTCCGTGCGGAGCGTGTCGGAGGCGACCGAGGCAAGGGCATCGTCCAACCCGTCCAGAAGTGAACGAACCTGTTCGAGCTTTCCCTCCGTGGCGGGGTCGATGGCCGTGCCATTGGTATTCTCGACCTTGACGGGGGACTGTTGCTCGGTCGGCACCGTAGCCCCGCTCACGTCAAGCGCAGTGGCCTCCTGCACCTCGACCGTAGCTGCCGACACGTCCAGAGCGGACGCCTCTTGCACGGCAACTGTGGCCCCACTCACGTCCAGGGCTGGCCCGGTCTGCGAGGCAAGGTCTACGTCCACCTCTGCGGCAGACACATCGAGGGGTGTATCTTCCTGTACGCTTACAGTGTCCTCATCACTCGCAAGTGTAACGGGAAGCGACCCCGACTTTGTGGCCTGTCCGGTGACAAGCGAAATATCCTCAATCCCTACGTCGCCAATGTCCGTGCCATCATTAGCCGCGAGGGTAAGCGCCCCGTCGTCCGTCACCGTGACGGTCGCGCCTGATACGTCGAGCGCAGGACCGGATTGGGCATTTAGGTCAACAGAGACATTCGTGAGCGTCTGCGAGTTGAGGTTTACGTCTACCTCTGAGGCCGAAACGTCAAGCGGCGACGGAGACATGACGCGGATCTCGTCCGTGCCCGACGAGGCGAGCGCGTCGTCTAGGGCTTGCGCTGCCGCTTTGATCGCATCAAGCGTGCTCTCTGTGGCAATGCCTGCCGATTGGCTTGAGATGTCTACGGCAGGCAGAGAATCGACGCTAACCGTCTCCGCCCCCAACGTCACCTCCAGATCCCCCGTTTGCCCATCCACCGACACCCCAACAGGCTGCCCGTCCACGACGACCGATCCGACCCGATTTGACCCTTGCGGCAGAGAGGGAAGCGAGTCTACCGATACCGTCTCTCCGTCGAGGGTGACCGCCACATCCCCCGCCTGGTCCTCAACCGAAACATCGAGGTTTCCCGGCAGGTCGTCCGCAGTCAGGGCGACACGGACCTCATCAATATCTGTCTCTTATCCACATC